ATGGATTTAGTATTAGCAATATTATTCGTGATTTATATCATATCAATAGTTCTAGAAATGATTACATACAAAAAGCAACATGATTTAATTCAAGACATTTTAGATGTGAATAAAAAGTTAATTATCGAAAGAGGAAAAATAGTAGACATTTTAATAAATACAAAGGTATCAGAAACAACTAGTGTAGAAGCATTAGAAAAAATACAAAATATATTGAAAGGAGAAAAATAAGATGTTTAACAAGAAACAAAAAGAAATAGACGCGTTAAACGCAAGATGTGTTGAATTATCAAGAATGGTAAAAGAAAAAGATGACTTGGTAAAAATGCAAGAACATAATAACTATCAAATTATAAAAGAAAATGAAAAAGTAAGAAATGAAAATGCAGATTTAAGAAGTGAAATTGACGAATTAAAAGACACATTAAGAAGAATCAATCAATTAATGACAATTAACCAATACAACAATGCTGACGCATTAAAAAGAAAAATAATAGAGCTATCTGACTTGACTGGTAATCTACAGATAACTCAATAAAAACATTTATATAAACATTCTCTTTTTGTATTCTAACATACTTTAAGAGAATTGTCAAAGGAGAAATTTATGGAAGATGAAGGAGACATATTCGCACTAATAAAAGAAGAATGCGAATTAGATGATGAATGGCTAAAAGAAAGAGAGGAGCAAGATGGAAGATAACAAATATTCAGAGATTATAAAAAAATATACTTATGAGCAATTAGTATATGAAAGAGCAATATTAGATAAAGAAAAAGACAATATATACATTAAAGACAAAGAGCTTAAAGAAGAATTTAAAAGAAGATTATCCGGAGGAAATTAAGATGGATTATTTGGACTTAAGGGAGGTTAGATACGTATATGGAGAGTATGTTTAGAGACTTAAAAGCAAATGAAATAGATGTAAGAATAGCACAAGTAAAACAAAATGGAGTTTCACTATTATTATACAAAGATGCAAGAGTAGATCAGAACATATTAGATGAAACAGTAGGACCTTATAATTGGCAGAGAGAACATGAATTTAAAGATAGCAAGTTATATTGCAAAGTTAGTATTTGGGATAAAGAAAAAGGTCAATGGATATATAAAGAAGATGTAGGAACAGAAAGTTTTTCAGAAGCAGAAAAGGGACAGGCAAGTGATAGCTTTAAAAGAGCTTGTTTCAACTGGGGAATAGGTAGAGAACTATACACAGCACCATTTATTTGGATAAAAGCAGAAGATACAAGTATTAAAGAAAGTACAACAAAAGGCAAATTTAATTGTTTTGATAAGTTTACTGTAGAAGCAATACAAATAACAAACAAAGAAATAACAGGATTAGCAATAAAAAATAATCAAGGGAAAAGAGTATTTGTTTATAAGAAGTAGGTGAACAAATGGATTTATATGAAGAAATTACAAAATTAATAGCTCAGTTAGATGTAAGTGTAAGACAACTAAGAAAAAGTGGAACAGACTTAGCAGAAGCAGAGCAAAAATACAAAATATGTTTAAGAGAAGAAGCATTAAAGTTAAGGGCTGAAAAGAATATGGCAGTAACATTAATAAATCAAATAATATATGGTGTCCCAGAAGTTGCTAAATTACGTTTTGACAGAGATGTAAAAGAAGCAATATATCAAGCTAACCAGGAAGCAATAAATAGCATAAAACTCAAGTTGAGAATACTAGAAGGACAACTAGAAAGAGAATGGGGACAAGCAAAACGTGGCTAAGTCGATATTACAAAATAAAAAAGAAAGTTATATATCAGGGACAACATATAGCTTAGAAGAACATCACATATTTTTTGGAAATGCAAATAGAAAGATAAGCGAAAAAGAAGGCTTTAAAGTATGGCTAACAACAGAAGAACATAGAGGAACTTATGGAGTACACGGAAAATATGGACATGATTTGGATTTAAAACTAAAACAAGCAGCACAACAAAGATACGAGCAGACACATACAAGAAAAGATTTTATAAAGTTAATACGGAAAAAATTATTTAGACAACTAGGGTAGACTACAAAATCTCCCCTTAATTTACAAAAGGAGGAATAAAAAATGGATATAGAAAAAGAAGAAAAATTAGAAGAATTAATAGAGGATTTAAAAGTAGAAAAAGAACATAAAGAGAAAATTATAAAAATATATAAAAATGAAATAGATATGATTGATTTTATAATTAGTGAACTAGAGAGTATTCTAACTAAAGATTAAAGGAGGGTAAAATGACATACATTGAATTGATTAATGCCTTTGAGAAGTGGCTCGAAACTAATTATTTGCCAAGTTCAGCACAATTATTATGGTACAAGTTAATTGCATTATTTAATAAAGCTGGGTGGAGTGAATGGGTTACAGTAGATAACTACAGATTGATGAGCATTATGCAAATGGAAAGTGAAAAAACACTTATAAGATGTCGTGACAAGTTAATAGAAAATAACTTTTTTGAATATCAAAAAGGTAAAAAAGGAAGCCCTAACAAATATAAAATATTAACTGTAAATTTTACAGCACAAATGACAGTAAAAACGACAGTAAAAACGACAGCTAATGTGTCCAAAATAAATAGAATAAGACAAGATAAAGAAAATGATTCATCAAAAGATGAATTAAAAGAACATTTTGACCTTATATGGGAAATATATCCTAGAAAAAAAGGCGGAGGTAAAACAAAAAGTCAAGAGTACTTTTTTAATTGGATAAAAGGAAGAGCGATAGATGGTAGAACAATAAAGCTAACAGATAAACAAATGTATTTAGCAGTAAAAAAATATGCAGAAGAGTGTAAAGACATAGATGATGAAAAATTTATAAAACTGGGAAGCACATTTTTTAATAAGGCAATACTTGATTATGTGGAGGGGTAAATGAATAAATATGCAGAGGTTAAAAGCATTTTAAAAAATCAAGAAGTAGTACAACGATACTTAGGATTACCAGAAAAGCATAATTCTACTGGTAATTGGTATAAAAGTCCTTTTAGAAATGAAAAGACAGCAAGTTTTTGTGCATCTGATAAAGGTATACACGATTTTGGTAGTAGTGAGCATTATGACATTATAAGTTTTGTACAAAGGTATTTTAATACTACAATGCATGACGCTTTGGAGATACTTTGCAGAGATTTTGGAATAAGCATAAAAAATGATTACGTAACTGATGAAGTGATTAAGGAATTAAAACGAAAAAGAGAAGAAGAAAAAAAAGCAAAGGAACTTGTTGATAGATGGCACAACATTGAACTTCAAAGAGTATGTGATGAAATACAAGATAATAGAAAATGTTTAAGTATCTTTGAGAAACAAAGTAATTTTGATGTATTAAAAGTGTTGTACGCAGAACGAGAAAAGCGAGAGTACTATTTTGACGTTTTAGTAAATGCTGATGAACAACAGAAAATAAATTTATATTTGGAGGCACAAAATGACAGATGAGGAAAAAAGTAAAATATTGAACAAAGAAGTAGAGAAAAGCCTTTATTACAGGCTAGACGATTATAAATATTCAAATACATCAAAGGATAGAGTGTTATCAGGAATAAGAGATTTAGATTATAACACAAAAGGATTTGAAATGGGATGTATAACAATTTGGACAGGCTTTACTAACGCAGGTAAAACAACTGTAATGACAATGCTAGCAAAAAAGACAATAGAGCAAGGAGAAAGAATATTCTTCTTTAATGGAGAGCAAACGAAAGAAGATTTTAAAAACAATTTATATATTCAATCTTCAGAGAAAAAAGACCTTGTTAAAAGAATGTTTAGAAACAGTTGTGTTGAAGATGTGTTCGTTAAACAAGAAAAAGCAGTATTGCTTGATAAATTGTACGGAAACAAAATTTATATTTATAACAATGAGGCTAATAGATGCATTGATAGATTATTATACGCAATGGAAGAACTCAGAAGAACACAAAAGATAAGAGTATTTTTCTTAGACAATTTCATGCAAATAGACATGAAAAGTGACAATGTATTTCAGGAACAAACAGAAATAATGGAGAAGCTAAGAACATTTGCAGTAAATAAAAAAGTACATATTCACTTAGTTGCACATCCACGCAAAATAGAGAGATTTCAAACGAGGTTGACTTTATACGACATTGCAGGAAGCAGCAATATAGTGAACAAGGCTTATAACATAATTTCCATTTTAAGAGTAGATACTGTAAAACAAGAACCAAAAGGTTATGAGAAATTACAAAGAGAATTACTTGATGAAAGATATGATGTAAATGAAGTCAGTACAGTTTTAGAGGTCCTAAAAACAAAAGGAGAAAGATGCGGATTAGTGGGATTAAAGTATAACAAAGAACTGAAAACATATATAGAAGTACCAAAAATAAGCAAGGAACAATACGATAAAGAGATTCATAGTAAAGGAGATGCATTACCTTGGCAGATTTGAAACAAACAAAATGGGAATATAACAATACTTTGAATAGATATTACAATGGGTGTAATTATTTAATAGATAACCCAGAACAATTTGATAAGTACATAGACAATGTAATGGAATTTAAAGAAAAATTAGATGAATTACTAGACAAAATAATGAAAGAACAAGAAGTAACGGAAAATGAAATTTTAGGAGGATTTTCATTATGATAGAGATAAACCAAAAAGAATTATTGAGTATGAATGAAACGAATAGAGCTAGAGTATTAAAATACATAGCTCTAGGATTAATAAAGTTTAAGAGGAGTTGATACAAATGAATAAAACAACACAGAAAGAGAGAATTTTAGATTATATAAAGCAGTTTGGGTCAATTTCAAGCTGGGAAGCTTATTCTGATTTAGGAATAACACAATTAGGAGCAAGAATAGACCAACTAAAAAAAGAAGGATATGAATTTAAAACAGAGTGGGAATGTAAGAAAAATAGATACGGAGAGAATACAAGCTATAAAAGATATAGTATAGCAGAAATGATTGAAGAAAACATGAACCATATACCTGCTACAGACTAGGAGGAGAGAATGTTAGTCAAAACAACAATAGAAGAGATATTTAAAAGTGTAATAAATGGAACTGGAAAAATAACAGACAATTCAGTTTGTGGTAAATGTAGCAAATGTGGAGAATGTTGTACCAATTTATTGCCAATATCTCAAGAAGAATTAGATATAATTCAAAGATATGTAATTGAAAACAAAATAAGACCACAGTCACATATGTTAGTAATGCAAAACAGATTATGTTGCCCTTACTATAATGGCAAGAAATGTTTAATTTATGAAGTAAGACCCTTAATATGCAGAGAGTTTTACTGTTATAAAAAGCCAAGTTATGAGATGGCTAAAAAGTTTTCAATGGACAAGTATATAACAGTTGACATGTGGGGCATTGCAAAGGAAATAGACAAACATTTTAGGAGGAAGTAATGGAAGAAATAGAAGTTGGAGAATATGTAAGAAGTAATTTAGGAACTATTGGAAAAGTTACTAAAATAGATAGCAATACTAATACTAAATTTTTATATGAAGATAAAACTTTAATTACGATAGATAAAAATGTTTATAAACACTCTAAAAACATAATAGAGCTAATAGAAGTAGGAGATTATGTGAATGGAGAATTTGTTGAAGAAGTATCAATAGGACTAGATGAGTTTGAAATAACAACTACCACAGAATACTTAGCAAATGAAAATGACATTAAATCAATAGTAACAAAAGAACAATTTGCAAAAATTGAATATAAATTAGGAGATAAATAATGAGTAGTAACAAAAGTGCAAAGAATAAACTAATAGAGTTATATGGAGAAGAATGTTTTATAGAAAAGCTACATTTAAGACCAAAAGGATGCAAAGAGAAGTACAAGAGTAAAGGGCAATATAAGAGAATGAAACAACTTACATATCATCATATAGTAAAAAAAGAGCATGGCGGACGAGCAACTGTAGAGAATGGGGCATTACTTTCGGCAGAGAATCATAGTTGGCTTCACAAACAAACACCAACAAAACAAGCAGAGCTTAATAGAATATTCCAAGAGTATAAGTTAGGGATTTTAGAAATGCACAATGGTAGAGTTATTCAATCTCAAGTATTGGATTTAGACTTCAATATGCAAGAATATGATGTAATACCAGTATATCCTGATGATAGAAAATATAACAGAGCAAAAGTAAAAAAAGAAACTGAAAGGATAATAGAAAGATATTATGGAACAGATAGATAAGCAATACATCTGTTATACATGTATAGGTTGTAATAGATTAGCAACACAAGAATTTCAAGGAGTATACAGGTGTAACAACTATATAAAAAAGGAGAGGGCAAAAGAAGAAGTTGAACGAAGAAGAATTTTTAATTGAAATGAAGAACTTTTTTGAAAATATAGATACTTTAAAGGCGGATTTAGAAAATCAAGTAAGAGAGACTGAATTTGCTAGAAATGATTTATTACACGAATTAGAACTGGCAAATCTAAATGCAGTAGAAATAATGAAAGTCGCAAAAACATTAAAAGATGTTTTGAAAGAACGAAGAAAATATAAAGATGAATTAGCCAAGGTTATGACATTAAAAGGCTTTACAGATAAATATAACAACAAACTAATAGTAGGAGATATAATACTTGTTTTAAAGAATTTGAAAACATTAAAAAGCAATAACGAAACAAGATCATATACTCCGAGAAGAATAACAAATTTAAAGTGTACGGAGGAGAAAAAAGATGAACAAATACAGAAACAAGAAAACGCAAATTGACATGTATGTATTTGACAGTATAGCTGAAAGTAAGAGATATAAAGAATTAGCATTGTTACAACGAGCTGGAAAAATAACAGAACTACAACTACAGCCTAAGTTTTTACTACAAGAAAGCTTTAGGAAAAATGGCAAGACATATAGAAAGATAGAATACATAGCGGACTTTATGTACGAAGAAAACAATAAGATCATAGTAGAGGATGTAAAAGGCAAAGAAACAGAAGTTTTTAAATTAAAACGTAAGTTATTTGAAAAGAAATATCCAGCGCTTGAGTTAAGGATAATTAAGATGAAATAGAGGAAGTGAAATAAATGTGCAAACGAGAATATGCAATTTATAAAGGAGATGACTTGTTATTTATTGGAACAATAGAAGAGTGTATGGAACATTTTAATGTCAAACGCTCAACAATACGATGGTGGTCTTATCCAGCTAATCACAGAAGAGCTGCAAGAGGTAAGAATGTAAAAGTTGCAGAAGTAATTTAGAGAAAATCTTAAATAAGGAGTGTAAGCAAATGATTAAATTTATAATAGGGTTAGTAATAGGAGCATACATAGGTGCAGGAACAATGTGCCTAATAGCAATAAACAGAGGTGAAGATAATGATTAAAAGTGAAGAATATGAAGTAATAGGATATATACAAAAAACTTGTGTGTGTGACAAGTGCATGGTTGAAATGGTTAAAAGTTATTTTATATATATAAGCAATCCACCACAATATGCAATGAAATGTCCCAAATGTGGAAAGGAAGAAAACATTAATTGTGACGACTTAGGTGGAGGCCTGAAAATAGTTAAAAAGGAGAACAGAAATGAAGCTTAAACAATGTATATTAAAAGGAATAATATTTGTACTGTTAATAGTTATAACAATAATATTAGATGTGTTTTACATTAAAGTAGGAAAAAGGCTATTATGGCTTATATGTGGGTACATAACTTATTGGATATGGGAGAGAGAGGAAGATTAATATGAAAATAAAAAAATGGAATTATGAAAGTAGAAGATACGAAGAATACAGTGTACCAGATAATTGGAGAGTTGGACAATATTCAAAGGATTTAGAAGAATTAACAGATTGTGCAGGTTGTGGAACACCAATGAAAATATCACAAAAATATAGGTCTTTAGAAATACATAATGAGCAAGGACAAGAATATGCAGTATGTAAAAGATGTTTCAAAGAAGAATGGGTAAGAAGTCAAATGAACAAACAGAAAGATATAGAGAGGTAATAAGTATGTATTATGATTGGATGAAAGATATGCCTATAGTAGTAAGCAGTAAAGAGAGGTAATTATGGAAGAAGATATAAAGATATTAGAATATTATAATAAAATAGAACCAAAAGAGAGCCTAGATGAACAATATAAATTAATTATTTGTCAAATTTATTCTGTTATGAATAATTTTGAAGATGGTTTATGTGAGGAAATGCAAGAAAAAGTAGCAGAGATAAAACAATTTATAGAAAACCTAATAAAAGGATATAGAGAGCTAGAAAAGGATTTACACGAAATGACTATATCAAATAATCATAAAAAAGAAAATTGGATACATAAAAATTGTTTAAACGATTATATCCCAAAATCAAAAATAAAAGAGAAGATAGAAGAATTAAGAAAACGAAATGACAAAGAGCCAAAAGGAACAATGCGAGATTATTTAGATAATGAAGTTATAAGGATATTACAAGAACTTATGGAGGATAAATAAAATGGAATTACTAAAAATAATCAACCATTATCGGCTACAAACACCAAGTAAAAAAATTAGCAGAAGAACAATTTGAACTAATAGAAGCTTTATTAGAAAAAGACAAAGAACACATAAAAGAAGAAATAGCAGATAACATACATATAATATGGCAATTTGTAGCCTTTTATGGAATAAGTGTAGCAGAAATATTAGAGGAAGTTGAAAGAAAGAATAAAAGGACAATAAGAAGAATGGAGGATGGAGAATGAAAAATGAATGATGAAGAAAAAATAAAAGAAATATTAGACAATATATGTATTACAAGAGGTATAAATTTACGAGGAAAAAGAAAATACCATTATAGCCCAGTAAAAAATACAAGTAAACAAGATTGTTATAAAGCATTATATGAGATAAACCAAATTATAGGAAGGTGGAAATGGCTATGACAGATAAAGAAAAACAAGCAATAGAAAGATTAAGAAGATATCAAAAGGCGGTTATAACAGAACCAACACTTATTGATGCAATAGAATCAGTTCTTAATTTAATAGAAAAACAACAATACAGAATAAAAGACCTAGAACAAAAACTAAATGCAAAAGAAATATTAAGTCATAATATGCCAGAAGATACTGAATTTGTAATAATGACAAGAGCTAATTATGAAAGAAACTTTGGGGAAATGTGATAAAATCACGAAATTATATTAGAAAAATGTGGAGGGAATATGTTAAAGCTAAATTATAAAGGTAAAAGTTATTTTTTTAGAGTTTATGAAAGCGGTGTTGATATGTATGACAATTTATTCAATTATATAATACATAGACCAGAATTTTCGGCAAGTATAGACTATATGGTAAAACATTTAAGTAAGATAAATACTAGAATATTATTACTAGCAAGGAATAGAGAATGTTCGCATAAAACCAAGAAAGAATTGAAAAGGCAAAGAACTTTTATATACTGTCCAACATGTCAAAATGAATTGATAAGCGGAAGAGAATTTAGTTCTGAAAGATTGATTGCAATGGACAAAGATAGACTATTAGAATGGTTTAAGTGTAATGTATGTAAAACTATCACCAAATGGGATTTCGATGCACCAACGCCGATTTTAGTAGAGAAAGTAGAGGACAAGTAGTATGAATATAAAAACAAAATATGAAATAGGAGATAGAGTTTGGGTAGTATATGAACCTATTATAAACAATCAACATTTTCATAATGAACCTACAGGAGAGGTTGCAATGTATGATGATGTTATAAGCTCAATAGAAATACATAAAGATGAAATATTCTATTTATTAGAAAAAGCAGACTGCGTAGACTTAAAAGAAGATGAAGTTATTTTATATCATGAAACAGATAAATTACTAGCAAAAATCCAAAAACTAATGCATGAAATTCATGAAAGAGAGAAAGAAGGAAGTAAAGATGAATGATGGTATTATCGAAAAAATTCTTGGAGCATTATTATTATTTTTACTAATCGGTGTAATAATAATTGGATTTAATGAGGATACAGAATATATTTATAAATGTACAGACTATGCAGGAAATGTTGTTTATTGTACTCATGCATATACAAATAAAGGTGGAATGTTTGGATACATGCAAGATGGAACACAAATTACAATTACAAGTTATAAAAGAGTATTAAAAAGTGAGGTAAAAGATGAGTAAAGCAGATGAGATGTTTGAAAAGCTAGGATATATGCTAAAATATGAAAATGATAGATTGGCAAAATATTCTAGGGGTTTAGATAATATCATATTTTATAAAAACGTAGAAGGAGTATATTCAAATACAACTCTGCTAAGCAAACAGTTACAAGCAATAAATGAAAAGTGTAAAGAATTGAGGTGGATAGAATGAAAAACATAACATTAAAAGATATGTTGGAAGAAATGGTGCAATGTATATTAAATAATACACCTTTTCCTAATTATTACTGGAAAGATGGAGAAAACCGATATAACAGAATAATAACAGTTGACTTAATGTATAGAATAATAACAGAAAATGATGATTTTACAGAATTTGAATGGGAATTAGAAAAGAGTGATTTATACAGAGAGGAGTAAACTATGAAAGTACCAAAGATTATAAGTAGAGATGGGCATGAATACATATTAGTAAAGAAATGCAATGAAAAAGTATATTTATATAAAGACATGATATACGGATATACAACATGTTTTGATCTACATGATTTAGGATTAATACAACCTGTAATAGTAAAGCCAAAATCATTAGGATACCATAAGAAAAATAATTGGTAGGAGGTGCGCATGAATAGAGCAGAGAAAAGAAGAAAAGCTAAAGAATATACACCACATAAATTTGATATGATGCAAAATCAAATGAGATGGGCAATAAAAAAAGAATGTGAAGAACAGGCAGATAGAAGAGTAGAAGCTTTTATTCAAAGCTATACAACATTGGTTATATATGTTTTATGGTACAAGTTTGGAATAGGACAAAAGAGAATGAAAGTATTTGAAAATGAACTAAAAAAACATTTAGAAATTTTAGCGAATGAGAAAAAATATGAATTAACTTTAGATGATATGTATAAAGAGTTAAGAGATAAAGCACATATAGATTTAAGATTTATAGATGATGGGAATAAGATTGATAAAAAATAGGAGGACACATATGACACGAGATGATTTAAAAAACTATAGATATTCACAAAAGTGGATAACAGAACAAATTGAAAAATATAAAGAACAAAAAGATTTGGCAATGAGCATTACACAAAACTTAGATGGTATGCCTAAGGCACAAAACAAACCAAATTATAGATTAGAAGAATTAATGGACAAGTATGATGAACTTTTAGGATTATTAATAAAGGATCAAGAAAAACAAAATCAAATAGTATTGCAATTAAGAGAAATGGAACAGCCATATAGGAATATATTACACGATAAATACATATTGGGAAAATCATTAGAGACAATAGCAAGTGAAATGCCAAGAGCTTATGAAAACGTTTGTAGAATGCATGGAACTGCATTAAATATGTTTGATGAATTAGATAAAAATTTAAAGTCATCAGTAAATATCAAGACAAATCAGTAAAAAATGTGTTAATATATTATTATGAAAAGATACAGGTCCACCTGTACTTCCTGATTAAATTTTTTATATTAAGACCTCAGAAACTTACGAAGCCTGAGGTTGTTATTTTATAAAATTTGCAAAATTAACATAAATGTGGTATAATATAGGTGTGAATGCATAAAATATAACAAAAGTATTGAAGAAAAAGCATAAAAAGTGTTGTACAAAATACACAAAAAAAGTTGTACAAAATACACAAAAAAGTATTGATTTTTTACATTAACTCTAGTATAATAATAGCATAGAAATGAGTTATATAGATTATGAAGGAAATACAACAACCATTTCAAAGCAAGCAAAAACTTATCTATTAAGGAAACAAAAAATACTAGAGTGTGTCAGACTCTAGTATTTTTATGTATTAGCTTATTTAAATAATGACAAGATTAAATAAATAAAAACTAATACAGCAAGCATTATAAACTTATCCATCATATCACCACCTTCCTGAGGATAAGTAATATGGGAAACAAAGTCATTATACTACGACTTAAAAGAATAATCAATAAAATACTACAGAATTTTACAAAAAATATTATAAAGAGTTTATCAGGTCATGGTAAGCTCTTTTTATTATGGTATTACCAGTTAAGTGCTAGGATTAACTGTTAATATATATAGTTGTATTATATGCCTAAGGGAAACTCCAAAATCTTTTGTATTTTAGAACTCACCTAGCGAGTTCGATTTATATTGCAGGATAGAGAAGAGGTCATCTCGTGTGGCTCATAACCACAAAATCACAGGTTCGAATCCTGTTTCTGCAACCAATTAGGTGCTTTGAGTAGAGTGTCAAAGTTAAAAGAAAACACATAATTTAACTGCCTAACCGTTACATATACCGGAAGAATATGTTGATTTTCTATTTAAGAATAGAACGGATACTTATGTCCGATAATATCGAAACGTATGTCGATATAAGAGTATATTGCTCGTAAGAGCTAATCTAATCTTAGCGAAGTTCTGTAGATATAAACGATAGTAACTCGCTTCAATTATTTTGTAGGTAGTATGTAGTGATATATAGAAAAAGTACTGCTAAGTTCAAGATGACAACTTGAGGCTAGTAAGCACCAATACTCGTCAACATTGGTAAGTCGAGGTTTATAACCAAAGTTTATCGACTAAAAAAAAGAAGAACTATGGTTTGAAAAATATATCATTACATAGTGTTTATAAAAACAGAAAAGAGGTAAATATGCTAGATAGAATAATAGATAAATATTTTATGAGAAAATTAGCAATTACTTTAATAAATAGAGTAAAAGCATTAAGGTGTTTAGACTTTTTTTGCATACCTTTAAAAGATAAATTAGAGATATATGTTAATTATGCAGAACCTAAAAAAAGATTATATAACTGTAGAAAAGTATGTGTAATAAATAGACATGACGTCTTTAGTGCTATTGCAAACTTTAATGATTATGTAAAAAGATTTGAAGAAAGAGTAGAAGATGTATTAAAAGAAAATTAAAAAATAGGAGGAAATCCTTATGAACACAATAGAAGAAATAATAAAGAACAGAAAAAGAAAAACACTAACAGAAGAAAGCATATACGACACATACAAGAGAGTATTATGCAAAGAGTGTAGTAATAGAAACAACCAGGAGGACTTATGTCATATTACAGTAACATTAGACAGAAAAGCTAGATGTTACAGTTATGAAAAGTGTATGAAAAAGAAATGTCACGGATGTGATGATGAAAGCAAATGCTTTGAGAAGGAGATATAGAAGTAGGTGAGTAGATGGTAAAGAAAAAAGGAAGACCAAAAGCATATACAGAGGTAGAAGTAATGCAACAAAAAATAGATAAATACTTTAGTGAGTGCGACCAAAATAAAGAACCATATACAATAACTGGATTAGCACTGGCTTTAGATTTAGATAGAAAAAGTATAAATAATTATGCTAAAGATAGCGAATTTTTCCCCACTATAAAAAAAGCAAAGTTAAAGGTAGAAAATTATTTGGAAAAAAGGCTAATAAATGATAGTAGCGCTACAGGTATAATATTTAATTTAAAAAATAATTATGGTTGGTCAGACAAACAAGAAATACAACATAGCGGAAATATTAATAATCCATTCTCTGAACTGTCAACAGAAGAATTAAGGCAGTTGATTAAAAATGATAAATAGTAAAATAAAAAACGAATTAATCAAACAAGCACGTTTAGAATTAGCTAGACGTGATTTTTTTTCGTATTGCGAATTAACTGCACCAGACTTCTATAAGGATGATAGAGAGTATTTAAAAGATTTATGCAATCAATTACAAGACTTTTATAATAGTGATGAAAAGATTTGTGTAATTAATATACCACCAAGACACGGAAAGTCGAGAACTGCTGGAAAGTTTGTAGAATGGACATTAGGAATAAATCCAAATGAAAAGATAATGACTGGATCATATAATGAAACATTATCAGGAACATTTGCAAAATCAGTAAGAGATACAATAGCATCAGAGAAGACAGAAGGAATAATTGTATATAATGATATATTTCCTAATACAAAGATAAAATATGGAGAAGCAAGTGCAAGTAAATGGGCATTAGAAGGGAGTGGACAAGCAAACTATTTGGCAACATCTCCAACAGGAACAGCAACAGGATTTGGATGTACATTGATGATAATTGATGATTTAATAAAGAACGTACAAGAAGCATATAACGAAAATGTTTTACAAAAACAAATAGATTGGTTCAATAATACAATGTTATCTAGAACAGAAAACGGATTCAAATTGATAATAATAATGACTAGATGGGCAAGTAATGACCTAGCTGGATATGTATTAGAGAATTTTGACAATGTAAGACACATTAATTATAAAGCTATACAAAATGATGGTTCAATGCTTTGTGAAGAAGTATTAAGCAAAGAAGATTATGAATTAAAAACAAAGAATATGAACAAAGACATAATATATGCAAATTATCAACAAGAACCAATAGATATAAAGAATAGATTATATAGTGGATTTAAAACGTATGATAAATTACCACCAGCACATTATATTATGAATTATACAGATACTGCTGATGAAGGTGATGATTATTTATGTTCTATAGATTATCAAATGTATGGTAGTGATTATTACATATTAGACATCATTTATACACAAGAATCAATGGAAATAACAGAGCCAGCAGTAGCAAAAATGCTAACAAAAGATAGAGTTGGATATTCTAATATAGAGAGCAACAATGGTGGAAGAGGATTCGCAAGAAATGTGCAAAGAGAATTAAAGAATTTAAAAAACACACATACAAAAGTAAATTGGTTTCACCAAGGAGAAAATAAGCAAGCAAGAATACTAAGTAATTCAACAGCAGTAATGAATAATATATATTTTCCGTTAAATTGGGAAGATAAATGGCCAGAGTTTGCTAAACATATAAAACATTATACAAGAACAGGCAAAAATGAACATGATGATGCAGAAGATTGTTTAACAGGTGTATATGAACATCCAAAACCAAATACAATGCAGTTTGGATATAATAAAGTAGTATAGGAGGACAAGAATGTCAGTAGTAGAAAAGATACAATATTCAGAAGATTTTTTAGATGAAAAGAATATAGCAAATAATATAAATGTACTATGGGGAAAAGCATTACCAATATTACAACACAGGAAGAAATTGTATGATAGATATACAAGAAAATATGATGACAGCGATGTAATAGTTGCTTTAGAGTTCTATATTTCTACAATAGCAAGTGGATATTTTGGGGGAAAAGAACCACAGTATAAAGTAAAGAAAATAAATGAAACACAAAAAGGGATATTAAAAAAAGTATTTGAAAAAGTATTTGGAGATAAAAACAATCCAGATGAATTTCAAGCTATCATTGATTATATTACAAAATATAATGACAATGGTAGCTTTTTCTATGACTGTGTTAAGGATTATATAAATACAGGTGCTTGCTATGGATTAGTGTACGAAAATAAGGACAATGAAGTCGTATATGCACATACATCAAGTTTAACGAGTATAGCTATTTGGAATTATGAAACGCCATCTCAAAAAATAGGATTATTAAGACCTTGGTACGAAAATTCTAAAGATGGCATAATAACTCATTTAGAATTAATCACAAAAAAATATAAAAAACACTACATAGATGGAATTGAGAAGAAATCAATTAATAGCAGTAGTAAATTTGAGTTTAAAGAAAAAACAGAAGATAGCAAAGAAGTATTATGGAATGATTTACCTGTATTTGCAGTGGAAAATCCAGACGGATTAGCATTATTTGAAAATGCAATTACTTTGATAAAAAAACATGAACAAGTAATAAGAAATAACGCAAATATATTTCAGTATAACGATGATGCAAAATTAAAGATAACAGGATATACACCAGATAATCATGCTGTTATAGAGGCCACAAATGAAGATGGAACAACAAAAACAGACAGTAATGGAAATCCAATAATGATACAAAATCCAGCAAGAGTAGCTGAAGATAATGCAATATTAAATGCTAAGGTATTTTATACACCTGATAATACAGGAGATATAGGTTGGGTAACAAAAGATATAAATGATACGGCGTCAGAAAACCATAAAAAGACATGCTTAGATTTAGCATTGATGATTAGTGGAGTACCTAATGTAACAGACCAAGGTTTTACAGATGCAGATAATGCTTCAGCATTAGAGAAGAAATTTTTCCCTCTTGACCAAGTTCTACAACAAGCAGACAAGTTATTTGAAAAAGAATTATTAAGAATGTGGGAAATGATTACAGACAGAATTAATTTCAAGAAAAATACAGAGTATGATTTTAGAGACATAGAAATAATACTTACAAGAAATTTACCACAAAACAATCAGGAAATTGTAGACAATTGGTTAAAACTAAGAGGATTATTAAGTGATAAAACTGTAATAGCTCATTTACCTTATGAGCTAGATAGCGAAAGTGAACTTGCAGAAATGGATACACAAAATGAAGAAAATATGCAAAAGAATTTAGACAATATGCAAAAATTAGGACAAGGAAATCAACAATATGAAATTAAAGATAATGGAAAAGTAGGTGATACAAATGGAAATGTGGAAGTATCACGACACGCAGATGCAAAAGCTAAAACAGATATATCTAAAGATAAGCAAACAAACTCAAAACAAGATACAAGAAATATTCAATAGCATAAATTTTGATTTTAATAGTTTATATAGTATAGCAGATACCAAGACGAAGAAAAGGATAAATACATATATAGAAGAATGGCAAGATAAAGACTTACTTACGGGTGACTTTGGAATACAAGCTAAAAACATTTATAAAAGGACAAGAGTGAAAAATAGTGAAATTTTAGAGTTGCTTATATACGGTGCATATATAGAAGAGCAAAGCAAACTAGAAGAAACAGAGCTAAATATATTCAAAGAAGATGCGAATTATTATTATAAACAAGGCCAAGAAGAAGTAAATAAAACATTAAAGAAAAAGAAAGTAGTATCAGTAATGCCTGATGCTATTTTTCTTGCTTTAATGATGATGCCAAATGCAAAAGGTTATATATGGAAAGATTATATACAGGCAACAGCAAAATATAATGCAGACCAGATATATCGACAAGCGACAATCGATTTACAGCAACAAAAAGAGTTAGATATAACAAATGATATATATCAAAATCTAATCAAGCGACAACAAAATTCTAGACTTAATATAAATGGCAATAAGATAAGTGGAGATACAGATTTAACGCTTATAGGAATAAACAATAAAGCGAAACTAGAAGGTATTTATAGTTTTGACAATAAAGCAGAAGTAGAATTTGTTTCGGTAGAAGATAGCAAGACTACAAAGATGTGTAAAAGTTTAGATGGGCAAATATTTAAAGTACATGATTGGAATGAATTTGAGCGATATAGTGAGAACAATAGCAAAATGACAAAGTATAGGTGTTATGGGTTAGTAGTTGGATTGAATTGTCCACCTATAGATGACCATTTTCATTGGTGTCGTTCTACAATCACATATCAATTACCACTTGAAAAAGAAGAAAAAACAGAGTATAATCTTGATATACCTCAAGTAAGTGAGGAAGTAAAGCCTTTACTACAAGGTGTAAAACTAAACAGTAAAACTAGTAAGTTATTTGAAACATATTTGACAGAAGAAAATACTGCCATAGACAATAATTTGGATGTACCGATGCGATATAGTATAGATAAAGACAAAATACTTATAAATCCAAAACATAAAGACTATGAACGTTATGAAAAAGGCGAAAGCTTAACGCATGAGATTATACATATGATAGACAAGAGAAAAGGAATTATTTTAAACCATCAAGATTTTATAGAAAATCAAATAAATTTAGCCAATATTGAGATAATGAACCAAAAAGATAAGTATAATGATTTGTTTATGAATAATCCTAAATACGAATTTAACATGACTATTAGTGATATATTTTCAGCAGTAACAGACAATCAAATAAGAGGTGCATTTTATCATGATAGTTCTAAATGGAAAAAACATAATATAAAGTATAGTGAAGTGGTAGCTAATATAATAACTGCAGACTTTACAAACAATAAATATTCACTAAAATTGATAAAAGAAATAAAACCATTAGATAGAATTAGAGAAAGGTTGTTGAAAGAATATGACATTATCTGAAAAAGCGTATAAATTAAGAGAAGAATATAAAAAGAAATATAATAAACAACCTAAGGGTTGGGAATATGACAAAGAAACAATGGAAGAATACGAAGAATATTTAGAAAAACAATTAAGCCAATAGCACTTACTTTAAGGTAGGTGCTATTTTTATATAAATAAGTTATTAAAATTTTATAATTATAAATCAAGGGCCAAGTCGACAGGCTCTTTTTTCATGCCGTTTTTCTTGTAGTTAGGCTTAATAAAACAAACAAAATTCAGAAGCAATGGCTGGGGTAGAAATACAATGGCTGGGGCAAAAGGAGAAAAAGATGGAAGGTCAAGAACCAAATAAAGATGTTAATGCTGGGGCAATTACTGAACCAGTGGGAACAGAAACAAAACCAATAACATTTGATGACTTCTTAAAAGGAGAAGGAAATCAAGCAGAATTTGACAGAAGAGTTCAAAAAGCTATAGAAACAGCAAAAAACAAATGGCAAGAAATAAATGATGCCGAGAAATCAGAGGCTGAAAAATTAGCAAAAATGAACAAAGAACAAAAGCTAGAGTACGAAGCTCAAAAAGCAAACAAAGAAAAAGACAATGCACTTGCAGAATTAAATGCTTACAAATTAAAAGAACAAGCATTAACAATTGCAAGCGAAAAAGGATTGGAAGTAAGTCTACTTAATTTAATTGATTTTAAAACAGTAACAGCTGAAAAGTTAAGCGAGAATATCGACAACTTATCGGCTGTTTTTAATAAGGCTGTTGAAAAAGCAGTTAATGAAAAATTAAAAGAAGATACTCCAATTACTAAAACAAGTGGTATGGCAGGTGGCCAACCTAAACCAATACCAACAATATTTTAAATTAAAAGGAGGAATTAAATATGGCAAGAATTGACGCATTATCAATAGAATTACAAACAAGTGGAAAGGAAAAATTAGCTGAAGAATACGGAAAGGTTGTTGAAAATTTACAACACATTACTTTAGCATCACAATTAAAAAATACTGATTTATCAGGAGACCCAACAAGTGGGACAGTAGAAGCAAAAAGATTTGTAAATGCTTCTGGAAAAACATATGGAACAGCAAGAGCTGCAGGTGCTGCAGACAAAGTAAAAGCTGAACCAGTAGTTATAGCTATCAATGATGATACAGAATACATAGAAGAAGTAGAAGAAAAAGACTTAAGAATGTATGGAGTAAACGGATTAATAGAAAGAAGAACAAAAAATCATCAAGATGGATTAGCGGTAGAGTTAGATACTAAATTCTTTGCTGAAGCTAAAACAAGTGGTAGTGCATTAGAAATACCAGCAGAAGTAACAGATTTTGCTGAGGAAGTTGAACTAGCTGTTCAAACAGTAGAAACAGTAAAAAATGATTATGTTCAAGGTGTTCCAAGAAACATGATTGAAGTTATTATGAAACCATCTGCATATGGAAAATTAAGAAACAAAATCAATGCTATTCCTAATTCAAATTCATTAGGACAAGTTGCTAACTGGGAAGGTGGAATATTTAACAATGTAAGAGTATATTCAAGTGTATTTTTACCAGCTGATGTAGACTATGTTGTAATGTGTAAAGGAGCTATAGCTCAACCAGTTATGACATCTATATCAAATCCAGAAAAAATTCAATTATCTGATTCAACAGCGTTCGGTTTATTTGCTTATAAAGGAACAAAAGCAGTTATGCCTGACTTAATATTCTATAAAGCAAATGCTTAATTGAAAGGATGATACAAATGGATTTCAGAAACAAACGTACAGGTGTAATTTTAAAAGTTACTAATGAATTTGTTTTAGAACAAATAAAAAAATCTAATGACTATGAAGAAATCAAAACAGAAAGAAAGTCATCAAAAAAGAAAGAACAATAATTAAGGAGGCAATAGAATGTTAGATAAAATAATAAATGATTTAGGAGCAAATTATAATAATAAAGATGAAGAGGTCTTAGAGGATATATTAAATGAAGTCAGTTCTGTTGCCTCTAATATTTCTAATAGAAACAAAGAAGATGAAAAGTTATACCCATACATAAAAAAGGCTACAAAAGCGATATATCTTTGCAGAGGAGCAGAGGGAATGCAGAGCACAAGCGAAAGCGGTGTATCAAGTTCTTTTGAAGATATTATTGATAAAATGAGAAATGATATTGTGAAGAATGGTCTAAGGAGGTTGAAATAATGTTACTTAGATATTTAAAAACAATAACATTAAAGAAATCAATTCAGGTCAAACAAAAGAATGGTAGCCGTATAGAAGAATATGAGACTATAGGTAATTATGAAGTTTCGAAACAAGAATTAGATGACCAAATAAGTGCAAATATTTATGGTGCTAATATTGTAAATATGCTTAGAATAAAATCTCCTTTATCAAATTTAGAAGAATTGCTTAAATCTAAAGTAAACAACAAAAATGACAATATAAGCAAATACTTTATATTCATTGATGATTGTAAATATAAAATAAAGTCAGTGAATAGCAAAGGAATTGAAATAGAGTTAGTATGAAAAAAATAAATGAATTTGGTAAAGATTTAAGTAAGTTTCAAAAAAAGCTAATACAGAAGCTAATAAAATCTCAGGATGAAACAGCTGAGCAAATGAAAAAGGATGTTATAGAGAAAACAGGACTTTCTACAGGAAAGTATGTTAATAGCATACAAAAAGGAGAGACTGAATATAAAAATGGCGGAATTAGAACAGAAATATATACAGACTTAAAAAGCAAAGATGGATATCTTATTGGAAGAATGATAGAAAATGGAACTGGTATTTATGCATTAGAACCACATATAGGGCATACAAAAACATTTTTTGAAAGTGAATATAGATATTGGTATGTTCCAGCTAATGAAGTAGACAGACCAATAGGAAAAGCAATTTTGATTGATGGTGTAGAGTTTTATGTTGCAAAAGCACAAAGGCCAAGACCACATTGGAAACCAGTCTTAGAAGAAGATATCGAATTATATCGACAAAATATTAGCAAAGCTATAAAGGAGGCATTATGAGAGCATTAATACAAAACAAATTAGAAGAACTAAAAACAATTGAATGTGGAGAAATAATATCAGATGATATTATAGAAGACGATGTAACTTATTTCGGATATCAGGTAAATAAAAATTTTGTCAATGGTGATTTTGATCATAACTATACTTATAGAGTGTCAATAACAGGATATGTAACAAGAAGGGTAAAAGCAGAGGAAAATACTACTGAGATAGTAGACAATGCTGCAGATGAAGTTATAATAAAGCTTAAAGAGCTTAATTTTAAATGTAATTCTGAAGATATATCAATAGATAATAATATCAAAAAAATGAAAATAAATGGGTATACAACTTACAATGAAATAAATAATAAATTATTATAGAGGAGGTTACTATGAACGAAGACGAGAAAAATTATAGTGCAATGAATGGTGCAAAACTTGAATATAGTGAAACAGAAAGTGGAGAATTTACAAAAATAAGAGGCCTAAAAACAACTCCAGATATAGGTGGAGAACCAAATTCAATAGATACTACAGATTTAGACAACACAGAATTTGAAACAGCTATGCCAGGATTGAAACCAGTTCAAAAATATGATTTTGAATTTAATATGGAAAATCCATCAGCTACTGCAAATATAAAAGTAGCAAGTGATTTAGAGGATAGTAAGAAAGACTACTTCTGGAAATATACTTTATCTAACGGAATTTTAGTACAATTCAAGAGTAAAGTTAAAAACACTATTAAAGGTGGAAGTAATGGAGATTTAAACGGATTTACAATGCATCTAAATCCAATTGGAGAACCAGAAATAACAATACCGGTAGCAGAATAAAAAATATTATATTATTACAAGCTTCGACAACATTCGACAAAATATAATGCTATAATAAAATTAAATAAATTTTAAGGAGGGATTTTATATGGCATTGAAATACTGCAAAGAATGTGGAGCGGAAGTAAGTAGTAGTGCAAAGAAATGTCCAAAATGTGGAAAAGACAGAACTCATCCTGTATTAAGAGCTTTTTTAATAGCAATTATAATTATGGGAATGATAGGAGCTGTAGTTAGTCCTAGCGATGAAACTAATACTACCGAAACAGGAACTAGCACAACAACTTCTGTTGTAACTAAAGAAAATTATGACAAAATTGAAAAGGGAATGACGGAAGAACAGGTAAAAGTTATACTAGGAGAACCTGAATCTACAAGTGAAAGTGAAACTCCAGGAGTAGGTACAATGGTATTAAAACATTATCAAGAACCATTAACATTTAAGGCTATAGATGTATACTTTTTAGATGGAAAAGTATATATGAAAAATTGGACAGATTTATAAAAAATAAAAATAAGAAACACTTACAGAAACAATGTAAGTGTTTTATTTTTGTATTAGGAGGAAATATGAGATATTTTACATTTGATTTAAATGGTAACGAAATAAATATGAGACTAAATTCAAGTGCTTGTGAACAAATAGAAAAAACATATAATTGCACATTGCTTGATTATGTACAACAAGGCTCTGTTACATCAATTATAACATTATTGCAACATATGAGAGCAGGGGCAGAAAAGAATTTTACTAAAAACATGGCGTACGGATTTTATGATGAATTAGTAGATGCTGGGTACACAATAGAAAGAATAGTAATGGAAATTATATATGAAACACTAGTAGTAAGTGGAGTTATTTCACAAGAGGATTTAGACAACATAAAAGAAGAAAGAAACAAAATAAAAGAAATGACAGATGAAGAAAAAGTAGAAATGATTACAAAAAGAAAAAACTTGCAGAAGTAGAGGATTATTCAATAACAAGATATATTGAAATTCTCTACGATGAATTATTAAAATTTGATTTGTTATATGAACAGCTGTACAATATGACACCTTACGAATTAAAAAAGACTTTGGAGCAACGAAAAGAAGGACTAAGCTATAAACTATGGAAGCAAGGAAACTTGTGCCAGATGATGGATAAATATCCTGAAACTCCAGAAGAAGCAAGTCCAGAATTAAGTAGGCCAAAGAAAAAAATAGCAATGCCTGATTTCTTAAAAGAGAAATGGGCAAGGCAGAAAGGATACATATAATGAACGAAAAGTATCGGAATAGAATTGGAACTTATAATGCAGAAATTTAACGAAAAGATAAATAAAGTAAAAAATGCATTTAAAGGCATAGAAGATAAAAAAATAGATATGTCTAAACAAGTGAAAGTAAATAACTTAACAAGAGAATTTGAATTAGCTCATAACCAAGCTGAAATGCTAAGGAATAAGTTAAAAACATTAAATGCAGAAATGTCGCGTATGCAAAGTTGGCAAATAGGAACAAAACCATATGTGAAATTGCAAAATGAAATAGAAAAGACAAATCTACAGTTTGAAAAAGCTAGTATAAAAGTGGATAATTTAAACGACAAATTAAACGCACTAAAAGCACCAAATTTATCTACAGGAATTTCAGAAAGTACATCACTACTGACAAAAGGACTAGAAAAAATGACTTCTAAAATCAAAAGATTTGGCTTGTCTTTGTTTAGTATTCGTAGTATATGGGCCTTGGTAAGCAAAGCAAGTTCGGCATATTTAGCACAAGACACTGCACTTGCTGATAAATTACAAAGCGTATGGGCATCGTTAGGAGCGATGCTTGCACCAATAATTGAGGGAATTGCTAATATTCTAATGAAAGCAGTAGGTTATATAAACATATTTATTAAGGCATTGACTGGAGTAGATTTATTAGCAAAAGCTAGTGCAAAATCTATGGATAAAGCTACCAAAAGTGCGAAAGGATTAAATAAATCGCTAGCAGGCTTTGATGAGTTAAATAATTTAGATACTGATGCTGGATCTAACATAGATACAGGAATATCTAATCCGTTTGCAAGTATTCAAAATGTAGAATTACCTTGGGCTGAAACAATAAAAGCTTTTGGAGAATGGTGCAAAGGAAATTTACCAACAGTAATAGGATTGCTAGGAGGAGTTGCTATAGGAGTAAAGGCAATAAAATTAGGTCTTAGCGGAATAAAAGCATTAGGACTAGGAATATTGATTTTTGGTGTAATTGAGTTAATTGGAGATTTGTTAGAATACTTAAAAGACCCAACTTGGGAGAAATTCGGAGAAATTATAACTGATATAGGACTTATTATACTAGGATTAGGAATAATTATTGGCAATGTTCCACTGATAATAGGAGGAGCAATTGCAGTAATAGTAGGATTAGTTATATCGAATTGGGAAAAAATAAAGAGTTTTTTACAAAAGGGAATAGATTGGATAGACAGCAAAATGGATTGGATAGGAGACAATTTTGGCTTCTTTGGACAATGGATTGCAGAAATATTTAAAGGAGCGATTCAAGTAGTACTAAATGTTTTTGATGGTTTATTTACTGGAATAAAGCAAGTATTTGATGGAATACTAATGATTTTTAAGGGAGACTTTAAAAATGGTTTCATAAATATAGGAAAAGGAATAGTAAATATACTAATAGGAATAATCAATGGAGCAACTGCAGCAATCAATGCTGTTTTATATCCGATAAGAAGTTTGATAGTAGAAGCAGGGAAAATACTAGGTAAAAACTGGACAATGAAAAACATTTCAATTCCTAAGATTCCATTATTAAATGTTGGAACAAACTATGTACCAGAAGACCAATTAGCATATATACATAAAGGAGAAGCTGTAGTACCTAAGAAATTCAATTCACAAGAATACTTTGGAAATAGTAATGAAGAAACAAATAACTTATTAGAACAAGTAATAGAAGCGATAGGAAATATAGAGATAGCACCATATACAACAATAAAAGACGTAGGTCAAGCTTCAGTAAAATACATAAATAGTACAAGCAGACAGTTGGGAAGGAGTGTGATTTAGTATGTTATGGCAAGCAAAAGCTAAGGCTGAGGATAACTATACTACAATGAAAACTCCGAGTGCATATAAGATAGATTGGGAAGACTTAGATAGTAATTCATATAGAAGTATAACAACAGGAAATTTAAATAGAAAGATAGTAAGTAAAAAATGGTTTAAGGGTAGTTTTACATTTAACTATTTAACCGAAGCGGAAGTGGAGGAAATAGTGAAAATGATTAATAACTACCCTTTATATATTAAAGCAAAAAGTCCATTGTTTGGAACAAATGGAATATTAGAGTGCCAAGCATATGTGAGTAAAATTTCTGTTAATATGCAACAAAATCTAGAGACAGGTGCAACTTGGAACAGCCTGTCTTTTAACATAGTACAAAGCAAGAAAGTGAGTGGTCAATAATGGAAATATATTTTGATGATAAGTTAATAAATGAAGATTATTATACAGAATTGTCCACAAACTTTGCTTTATTTAGTGATACTTTTTATTTAGGAAGTACAGCATCAAATACGTATAATATATCAATTGCTAAAGAGGTAGTAACAACACATCCTAACACTGTAGTGGTAAAAAATGATGGAGAATTAATAGCAACATTAGTTGTAGATAAAGTAGAAGAAAATGACTTTGAATATAAATATGCACTTACAGATAAGATGGTAAACTTAGAGTTTAACTATGACGCAAGTGAAATTTTCAACAATGGAGGAGCAACGCTTTTAGAAATAGCACAGGATATATGTAACAAAGCAGGAATTGAACTTGCTACAATGGATTTTAGAGGTTACAACAAGGGGATTAATTGGTATGACAATACCAGAACAGCTAGAGAATATATAGGTTATATAGCTGAATTAAATGGTGGGTATGCACAAATAGGAAAAGATGGAAGATTATATTTTATAAAGCAAAATACACCATCTGCAAAAACAATAAGTATAGATGACTGCTCAGATTTTAAGATAGGTGAAAAACATATAATTACTAGAGTTGTTTACGAGCAAGGTACTCTAAAATATGAGTACGGAGACGAAACAGGAAACACTCTATATTTAAGTGGAGACAATGTTTATATAACAGAACAAATTGAAGTAGAAGAAATATTTAATGAAATAAACGGATTTGAATTTTATAGTTTCAGTACGAGTAATTGCCCAATAGATTACAACATAATGGCGGGTCAAATAATTACTTTTACTGATGGAATAAACAATTATCCTACAATAGTAGGTTATGAATTGACCTATAATGGAGATTGGTATGGTGGCTATAATTTAGATGTAGCTACTAAAAAACAAGAAGAAACACAAGTGACTGGGACAAGTGAAAAAATAAGAAATCTAACCATAAAGGTAGATAGAGAAAGTAACAAAATAACGCAAGCTATAAAAGAAATAGATGACCAAAATCAAAAGATAAGCGTAGTAGAACAAACAGTAAACGAGCTAAATTCTAAAATAAGTGACATAGCAGACATAACAACATCAAAAGAAAGCACAAATGGAACAGTAAGCTTCGAGAAAATAAATCAAAGTGAGCCTATATATGTAAAGATATATCCAACAGGAGAGAATATATCATATTTGTATCCTCATTCTAACTTGTTCCCAAGTGAAACGTTATATCCAAAAGTAAGAACGCTAAGATTTACAAATACAACAACAAATGAGTATTTTGATTATGAATTACCTACAGACTTATTGTATTACGATGCGGAAAACTATGATGAATTTATATTAGATTATGATGCTCAAAGCTGTGCAGTAAATAAACGAGTAGGATACAACGCAGACGGAACAACGTATGTGTTAGAAAATCCAAAAACAATAGAGTATGAATATCCAAGAATTGAATTAACAGATGGAGATTATACGATAGAGTTGTTAGGTTATCACAATGCTTATATATTTGTAAGATTAATGGCACAAAACATATACACGACACAATTCGCCACAAAAGCTGAATTGAATAGTGAAATTAGTCAAACAGAAAGTGAAATTAATTTAAGTGTAGACAAAAAGCTGACAAGTTATCCTACAACAACACAAATGAACTCTGCAATAAGTGTAAAAGCGAATGAGATAACATCAAGTGTAAATCAAAAATTAGAAGGATATGATACATCGGAAGAAGTAAGCAGTAAGATTCAGCAAAGTGCTAGTAGCATAACAAGTACAGTAGCTAACACATATGTAACAAAATCTAATGCAAATAGTACATATGCAACAAAAACAGAACTAACAACAGCTAAGTCTGAAATAAAACAAACTACTGATAGTATATCAAGTACAGTATCAAAGAAGGTGGGAAATGATGAAATTATTTCAAAAATTAATCAATCTGCTGAAGCGGTCGGAATTAATGCTAACAAAATAAATTTGTCTGCAAATGACGTTCTAAATTTATTAGCAGGAAACGAAATCAATATATCAAGTCATAATATTTCAATAAAGGGCGATGTTCTTAATATAGATAAATATGGAAATATCACGTTGAATAGCCAAGATGGTACACCTGCACTAACAATTAAAGACTATAGTGGAGATGAAATAGAATTATATCCATCTAATTTTAACATGACTTGGGATTATTTGGGTTATGGAATGGGAGCCTATTTACAGAAAAAAGGGTTATATATAGAAAGTAGTAACGGCAATTATATAAATATAGATGCTCATGAGGGATATATAGAAATCTGTACAAATGGAAAAACAAAAAGAATTACAGGTAACAGTTAAAAAAAGGAGAGTGAATAGAATGAAATTATTTGAAGATTTACCAAGTACAAATATACCTATAACAGCAGAAAATTTAAATCAAATACAGGACAAGCTTGTAGTAGTAAGTGCAACAGAACCAACAGGAGATAATAGAGAAAAAGTATGGATGCAAAAGGGGAAGAATTTAATTCGTAATTTCTATACAAATAATCATTACGACAATGAAGGAAATACTTTTGTAAGCTCAACTGTTTTTGGAAGAACAGAATATATAAAAGTTAAATTAAATGTAGATTACATTTTTTCTCATTCGTTAGGTACAAACTCAGGATGGATTAATTGTTTTGATGAAAACTTTAATTATATAGAAATGCTTAATCATAACAACATATTAAACAGTTTTAAAATCACTAATACAAATGTTAAATATATTATGATAAGTGTATATCACGCAACTAATATGGCTGATGACAGTTGGATGCAATTAGAACAAGATTCAACAGCAACGGAACATGAAGAATATATAGAACCTAAAATATATGTAAAAAATGATAACGGTATATATGAAGAATTTTACAAACAAAATAAAGAAGTAGTGTTGTTTCAAGGCTCTGAAATTGGAGATATAAATTTAGCTGATAGCACTTATAATTATAAATATATAGAGGTATTCTTTTCTTCAGCAGCAGGGGAAAATGATAGCGTTAAAGTACCTAGCAATTCAAATGTTATTAACTGTAATTCTGTATTAATAGACAATGGGGTAGATGATGACAATGGTTATATATTTATAGCCAAGCAGTTTGTAAATATGGGAACAATATTAACAGTCAAAGCAACAGGTCGTTTATTCAAATATCAAAAGTCATCAGAAATAATCCAAGATACTTTAAATCAGTTATATATAAACAAAGTTATAGGATATAAAGAATAGAATACACAAAAACAACAGATTAAAGAAGTCGAAAGGCTTCTTTTATTATTTTAAAAGGAGGGATAAAGGTATGATTGAAATAAACGGAAAGAATATAGAAATAGTTAGAGGAAATTATCTTCCATTAACAGTAACTACAAAAAATACTGATGGAACCGATTATTTATTTCAACCAGGAGATGTATTAAGATTCAAAGTATTTGAAAGAAAAAATGTTGATAATGTATTTCTAGAAAAAGATTTTGATATATGTGAAGCATCAACAGAAGTTTTAATAGAACTAACGGCAGATGAAATGAAAATTGGAGAATTGATAGATAAACCAAAAGACTATTGGTATGAAATCGAATTACATCCAGATACTCCAAAGACTCAAACAATAGTAGGGTATGAGAAAGAAGAAGGCCCTGCAATACTAACATTATTACCAGAAGGAGGAGACAAAAAATGATAGAAGTAAAAAATACTCTTGAAGGTAAATTAAATGCTAGTATTGTAAAAGAATATCCTGAATTAGAAGACATAACAGTGACACCTACGCTAGAAGAACAAAAATTTAAATCTAATAAATATGGGTACGATGATGTAACTGTTAAAGGAATTGAAGCTGAAAAAGTAACAGTAATCCCATCTAAAGAGGAGCAAATTAAAGAGGGATTATTCGATGAAGTGATAGTAAAAGCAATAGAAACACAAGACCTAAATATAACACCACAAGAAACAACGCAGGCTTATAATGGATTATACGAAAATATAAGTGTAGAAAAAATAAATACAGAAGAAGTAGAAATAGAGCTGGACTTTAGCTTACAAGATACAATTGAAGTAACAAACACGACAGGGAAATACATCACAAAAGTAACAATAAATAAAGATACAGATTTAATTCCAGAAAATATAAGAAGTGGAGTAAATATCTTTGGAACTGATGGAAATTTGGAAATTAAAGAAACAACAAAAGGAATAATTATAAACGAATGTGATGAAAATGGCTATCCAGTAGATGTTTCTATTGTGGGTATGACGGAAATACCTGATTATTATTTATATTGTAGAAGTAGTGATACCACAAGTACATTTTCTTATTGCAGTAAGGTAAATTTACCAGAGGAAGTAACATATATAGGAAATTATGCTTTTCAATGTTGTAGTAATCTAGCCATAACTAAATTACCATCAGAAGTAGAAGAGATTGGAATGGGTTGTTTTGGTGATTGTCCAAAATTAGCTATAACCGAAATGCCAAGTAAATTAGAAATGGCTCGAAATAATGCATTTCAAAACTGTACAGGTTTAACAGAAATTACTTGGCCAGGTTCAACGGTGAAAATGGGAACTAGGGTTTTTAGTGGATGTACTAATTTACAAAAATTTGTTATGCCTAATATAACAAGTATACCAACTTTAAACAGTACCAATGTATTTACTTCAACACCAATTGCAAGTGGAACAGGTTATATCTATGTTCCAGATAATTTAGTAGATAGTTTTAAAACAGCAACAAACTGGAGTACATACGCAGACCAAATAAAAGGAGTGAGTGAATTAGTATGATAGTAAAAGAATTATATAAAACAAGAAAAGATGGAGTAACTTTATACAGGACCTATTCAGATGAGGGTTATATGATAAACAAAGTGGGAACGGATGAAATATATGATGAAGCGATAGATGTAGAAACAGCAAATTATGAATATAAAGAAACAGAACATAAGATTGAAAACAACGAAGTTAAAGAAATAAACGGTTGAGGAGAAAAGATATGACAAATGACCAATTAACACAAGAAGTTATACATTTGATGGAATATCAAGCACAAGCAAAGGCAGAGCATGAAAAGTTTCAATTGTTATTAAGTGAAATACAAGAAGAAGTAAAATCAACGAAATCATTAGCAGAAGATGTACATATAATGGCAATAAATATGAAGAATATGCAAGAAACTTTAAATGAAACTAATAAAAAAGTAGATATTCTATCAAATAAAGAATTTAATGAATATACTGAGAATAAAAAGTTAATTAAAGATAAAACACTTGGTGCGATTGCTGGTTCGGTAGGAACATTGATATTCGGTGCAATAGTATGGCTTGTAACTTTATATTTTAAAGGGGGAATTTAATATGGAAATAACAGTAGCATTAATAGTAACAGCAGTAACATTGGTATTAGGACAAATAACAAAAGTAACACCAATACCAAACAAATACATACCATTACAAAACGTAGTTATAGCAATAATAGCAAGTATAATATGTATAGTGTTTAATGTAGAAGGTATGAATGCATTAGATACAGTATTAACATGTATATTTGCAACAATGTCAGCAGGAGGATTAGCAGACTTAAAAAAAATAACAAGGGAGGAATAATCTATGGAAGATGAAATTGTAGAAACAATGGAATTAGCTGAACAAGATAACAGAGGTGAACCGAATGAATAGTATAGAAGAAAGATTGTTAACAATTAATCCATATTCAAGAAGTGGAGAAAAACAAAATAAAATAGAAAACATAGTTGTACACTATGTAGGTAATCCTAGTTCAAGTGCTGCAGCAAATAGAAACTATTTTGAGAACCTAAAGACTACACATAAAACATACGCAAGTTCTCATTATGTAGTAGGCTTGAATGGAGAAATAGTACAATGTATTCCAGAAGATGAAGTTGCATTCCATGCTGGATCATATAGTATGAACAGAAAATCAATTGGAATAGAAACATGCCATCCAGATACAACAGGAAAATTTAGTGATGTTACATATAATAGTTTAGTAGAATTATGTGCAGATATCTGCGAAAGACATAATCTAACAATAGACAATATAATAAGACACTACGACGTAACTGGGAAGAAATGTCCGTTGTACTACGTTAATAATGAGAGTGAATGGATACAATTTAAAAATGATGTAGCAAAAAAATTAAATCAACCTACTACTACAGTACCTGTAGCAGAGGAAAAAGGAAGCGAGGAAATACCTATGTTTAAATTTAAGAATGGAAAAACAGTAGAGCCAATTTATGCAGACAGTAATCATACAGTAAGAATTGGAAGTTTAAATAAATATGAAGTATGTGATTGCTTTGGAATATTTAATGGAGCGCCTATGGTAAGATACCAAGTAGGAAATACAGGAAATTACAAAATAGGTTTTGCAGTTGATACAAGATGTGTAAAATAAAATTATGAGGTAGATTAGATTAATTTCTAGTCTACCTCTTTTTTGCGTTTTTGGGGTATGAAACTATATGGGTTGAAAATTAAAATGGTTTAAAACGGAAAATAATGGCTTTACATAAACTAAAAAGTGTGATATAATAAAATAGTAATTTGTATAATAGAGGTGAAATAGAATTGTATAACTATATTTGCAAAAATTGTGGAATTGCATTTCAATCAAAGTATAAAGATAGGAAATATTGTTCAAGAAAATGTATATGTGCTGAAATGAGTAGAAATCATATTAAAGAGTATAAAGAATTAATTGGCAAGAGATTTGGAAGGTTTGTTGTTGTAGAAAGAGAAAGTAAAGATAAAAGACATCCACATTTAATCTGTAATTGTGATTGTGGAAAACAAGTTTCTGTTAATGCAGAACAATTGTTATCAGGAAAAACAAAAAGCTGTGGTTGTTTAAGGATTGAAAAAACTTTTGTAGAAGATACTTCTTTAAATACGATTAGGTCAAAAATTAGGAGAGATAATACAAGTGGAGTTCAGGGAGTTAATTGGCATAAAAGGAGCAAGAAGTGGGTAGCCCATATAGGTTTCAAAAAAAAAGGATACAATTTAGGGTATTATACTAACATAGAAGACGCCATAAAAGCAAGAAAAGATGCGGAAGACAAATTATTTAAACCTATATTAGAAAAATATGGATTTGAAGCAAACAACGAATAA